GCATAAAGAGGAGCAATATTTGCGCCTGTGCCTCTTCTTCCTGTTTCTGCATTTCTTATGTTTGCAAGATATCCCTTAACTGCATCATAGAAATACTTAGAATCTGCTTTATCTTCTGCTGTAGCATTTGCTGGCCAGAAGTTTGCATTTTTTGTCATTGCATCGTCCCAACATACACTGTTTGTGCAGATTCTCATACCTGGCTCAACAAAGCCGATTCTTGGTAAATACTCACCAGCAACCATGCAGAAGTTTCTACGACCAGGAGTAAACTGGTTATAAATCTTCTCAGTTGAGTAGTTAATACCAGCAACATAGCCCCAATCAGCAAGCTTCTTTGAAGGGATGCAAGCAAGCTTTCTCTCTTTATCACACATTAAGAATGCACCGTTCTCAGCAACAATCTTCTTAGCTGCAGCCTCTGAAGGAAGTACTGGGAAGTGTGAAGCAAACTGGTCAGGATTGAGCTCGCACTGAGCTTCTACCATACCTGCACGGTTAAACCATACCTGTGATGGCTCAATCTGACCGTAACCTTTACAATCAAATTCATGAAGTGCCATTACTTATTACCTCCATTCTTTCTTTTATTTAATAATGCGAGAGCACCAGTCTCTACGATTTTGCCACTTGCGCCATCTCCCTTATAGAACATATCTGGCTCATTTTTTCTATTAGAGAAAATTGATGGGTCATTCTCAACGGCTGCTGTGCATACGTCCTTCTTGAACTCGTCAACAGAGAGGTCGTTCATAGAGTTCTTGAATGTGGTAATAGCATCGTCAGTGAGATACTCCTCATACTTAGCAAGAATAGCGGTTTTCTGGTCAGTTTCAACATTCTTCTTGAACTCAACCAGAGCTGTGTTCTCATTTGTAATGTCGTTAATTTTATTGTTTAATTCAACTTTTTCAGCTTCCATTGACTCAATCTTTGAATTGAAATCTGCAATAGCTGTATCCTTTTCTGCGATTGATGCCTCAAGAGCTTCCTTAGTTGTATTAAACTCAGATGCTGCTGTTTCGAGGTTAGTGATTTTCTCGTTGAGAGCTGTCTTCTCAGTCTCAAACTCTGTTGCTGCAGCCTCAAGAGTTGCAACCTTCTCAGTAGCCTCAGTGTAAGCAGTATTTGCAGCTTCAAATGAACCATTGCCTACAGCCTTCATAGCTTCAAGAGCTGTGAACTCTGCTTCAGTAACGTCTGTAATCTTAACAGGAACTATCTCGCCAAGGGTTACATTGTCGCCGTCCTTAGTGTAGTATGCTCTTGTGAAACCGTCCTTGCCACGGCAAAGAGCATAGTCATCATAAACTTCACAAATGAAAGCGCTGAGTTCCCAGTTGCCTTCCTCGTTGAAGTTTGGATTTACAAGGTCAAACAAAATGTCTGCCTTTTCATTATCAGATAATCTGAAAAGTGACTTATCCATTTTCTTACTCTCCTCCTACTTCTTAGTAAAGTTTCTGACGTAAGCGGTCATCATCTCAACAAGTTGGTCTTCGGTAAGTTTTGAATAGAACGCGCTACCTTCAAAACAAGGCTCAACGTCCTCTCCCAAGGTCTGTAAACCTACCAGGTCGCCCTTAATGAAATAATAGTAAGGCTTACCGTCTTCCTCACTTAGTCTCCACTCGCCCTTTAGTGTCTTTCGATAAATTTCCATTGACTGTGGTTTATCTGGGATTAAAGTAGCTTCCTTATAGATGCCTGTGAAGAGAAGAACATCACAACTTGCATATGTTCTTACGACTCCGTCGTCATCTTCGTGGTCCTCCCAAGCGAAGTTCGGATTTTCAGGTACGATTCCGTAGATTCGTCCATCAGAGTTATCTTCGCCGTGGTCCTCGAAGTCAATTGTGTCTTTATCAAAGATACCTTTGACTGGAGTATACGGCAAAGAAGCTATAAGCTAATTCGCGAAATCCTCTGATATAAATGTACGATTTCTATTCATACCTTTATAAAAAATTCGTACTCGGCATTTAGATAACACGTCGTTGTATCTTTCCATCGTACCGTATAAGGTAACATCTAAAGTATGTGGTGGATTTGAGAAGTCATAATGATTTAAGTTTTCACTCATTAGTCATCGTCCTCCTCTTTATGATTTATCCTCTTTCTTAGGCTCTGACTTTGTCGCAGGCTGAGAAGCGGGTTTAGAAGACGCTGGCTCTTTTCCGTCACTAATCGGCTATCCCTGTGCCTTTCCAGACTAAGTGTAAGCAGACTGAAGAGGTTTAAGAACTTCATCAAAATCAAGTAAGTCATTCTCAAGTGCCTTAAGAGCTACGAGATTTGTCTGGTCTAATCCAGTTGAAAGAATTGGTGTTAAGAATGGGTATCCAAATGCTGCCAATTCCTTAGCGTGTGATGTATAATCATCGCTATTGTAGTAGCTAAGAGGAAGAATGATTAACTTGAACTTTACTTTCTTGTTCTCAAACTTGTAATTAAGTAGAACAGTAAAGAAATGTGCGAAGCGTTGACCTAAAATCATAACCATCGCAAGGTCATTATTAATAGAGTATTTCAAACCTGCCTCTGTTGTTGCAAAGAATAATTCCTTTGACAGGCCGGCAGAAGAATAAATAAGGTTCTGAATATCAACAATCTCTGTTTTCTCATCATCAGTAGCACTCATATCTAATAAAGATACCTTATTGTATGTTGTAAGAACATCAACATCATCATTATTAGTCATCATATCGAGTACACCTTCGTGCATCTCTTCTGCTTCTTCAGGTTCGAAAACAAGTTTCATACCATCAAGTGGCACCTATTGGACAAGAATACGTTTTAATGCCTGCATATTACGGTTCTTATCAATTTCCTTATAATCATCTAAGTCATCAAGAAGTGGAATTAAATCCAAGAAGAATGGACGCTCCTCAAAGAAACAGAAGTAAATTCCAGCCTCGGGCGGCAAGAAATACCAACGTTCTCCATTATGATGCTTATAATTCAAATAAGCTTTCTTGATATAACGCGGATAAGTGTCGAGAATCTCGTCTCTGAGTTTATCGTCTCTGATGTTATCAAAGAACGCCATATTAAACTCAACAATATCTACGTCCTATGCGTTCTTAAAACGTGAGCGACAATAGTCAAAAGGCAAGTCCTAAATAACTATCTTATCGCCACCATCATGGATTAAGCCATAGTAGCCGCCCTTGACCAAAATGTCCTTTGCAAATAAAGCACACTTACGCTCTATCTGGAAATTAGTACAGAAATCTGCTGCTTCATAGTAAGTCTTAGCAACCTACTTTTCAGCGATATTTGTTTTTCCAGTAGGAGACTTTGGATAAGGTACAAGTATCCATGAGTATGTTAAGAATGTAGCATAGTGAAGGATAATACGCTTATAAAGTCCATTGGTAGCAAAGAAATATTCTGAGAGGGCAGCTCTCTCAATAGGATTGCCCTCTTCAACGATACGTCTGATATCGTCCTTAGAATATACTCTATCACGGCGCGTCCTAACAAATTTACTATTTGTTTTCTGATAAGCCGCTTCAGAAGTTGCTATCATACCTTTAAATGCCTTCTTGAAGGTATCTATACGTTCATCTTGAGCCTTCTTAAAATCATCTTGTAGAATAAAAGTTCTCAACGTTTTCTACCTCCAGACCTAAAGAATGTAAGCTTTCTACCAAGTCCTCTATTACGACGGTGTGAAAGCGCCTCATTCTCGATTTCTACCATACGATAAACTCCCATTTCAAGTGCTGAGAATTTATCCTTGGTCATACGCTAATTGATTAACTCAACCTTAATCTGGTTGTTAATACCAGTAGGTTTAGTTCTCAAGTTAACTATTTCATCAATTAATTGTGATGTCATTTCATGTGGCATAAGTCTTGCTATCTTCTATTCTGGTGTCATTTTCTTACCTACCTTAGTCGCATTAATCTTATCTCTTGCTTTACGTTCAGAAATAAGGAAATTAACACAACCTGAATAAACCTTTGAGTATAATGCTGTGTGCATATCACTGTTGATTTGTCCAGTAGCTTTAACACCGTATATAATCTTCGGACAGTTTCTCGGCTAAATATCACAATAACCAAAGTCATGGTCGTCAATGAAGCCATAAGCTGGCAGAACCTTACCGGTAACGGGGTCTAAAGATTCTTTAATCATAAAGTCAGCAAAACCAACACCAATACCGTTAATATCAAGTACGACCTCTTTTGGATTAAAACGTTCAATTAAACGCTTCAATTCAATAACCTAACGGTCGAATACCTTTTCATCTTCAGTTTTACCTAAGATGTAGACATTAACAACATTGCAAGTGTACTACTCGCCGCCAGGGAAAACTTTTAAGACAGTACAAGCTGTCTAACAACCCTTTCTGGCTACGTCCACTGATAATATGTAGAAACTTTCTATATCACTTCTAACAATTTCATGTGTCTCGGGGTTCACAATGCGTCTATGTTGCATCAGCTTCTCATAGTCGAACCAAGCATCATCGGAACTACCTACGAAACGGCTCATATACTCCTTAGAGAAACCGGCCTCACTGAATGTACCAGACATCTTCATTTCATTTAAGAAGTCTTTAGATAACAATCCCGTATAAACAGGAACACGATAATCAAATCCCCAACAGAATACTTTATCAGGCTGAAGTATCGCTAATTCCATAAGCTCAATAGTTTTATCATAAGCGAATGTATTTTTATCTGACGCTGATGAAATCCATAACTGAACCTGTTGAGGCTCATATGGGTTTTTATCCTGATTAACCATTGGTCTTTCGATGTTAAGGAATGGAAGGATAATTTCGTTTATTTCATTAGCATCATGGTCTCGGAACTCGTCCATAATACCACAAGTAGCACGGTTACCACGGGCAGAGTTCAACGGGCTGATAACGTCAAGTATAGAACCATTACGGAATGATAACTTAACATAGTCATTTCCGAAGTTACCGTCACCTAAAATCTCTTCCTTAAGTAGCGGCAATAAATCCCATAGCTAATGTATCTTCTGGTTTGCAATCTTAGCACCCTGAGCCTTACCAGGCGCACACTGGAAGACGTGAGAACCAGGACGGAACATACAAATCAAGTATAACGCCAAAATACATATAAAACTCTTACCGGCGGCACGAGGTGCGATTGTAACAACACGTCCATATCGTAAGCACGCGCGTAAGAAGATAATTTGAAAGAACTTCAAGCGGAACTTAGAAGTAGTTGGAGTAATCAACTTCAGATAAAGGTCTGGATACGCAGACCATAAGTTAACATACTGCTCATATAATTCTAAGTGCTCATCAATTCTTCTTTCAGTTAAAACAGCTCCTTTATCCAGTACAACACCGTCTCTCACAAACTACTAAGATGCCTTGCCTACGACATAGTGGATTGTGTTCAGCATCACACTTGGTAATGGTAGATTCAAATAATTCTCTTGTTCATTAATTTCTACCATCAATATCACCCAATATCTAATTGGAACTCTTCATCTTCAATCTTCGCTAATCCATCATGCTGGATATAATCTCTGAACTCCTTCTCATTGAAGTTACCACCAGTAAGCTCTGCAGCGAGTTTAAGGTTAGCAATTCTCAATTCAATTTCTTCAGCAATACCAGTCTCATTAACATATAATCCTTGTAACCAGTATTTAATATCCTTCGCCGTGAAATCAGCTTCATCACGTACAACACCATCATAATATTTAACTTGGAAACCTTTCTTCTCCAAGTAAGCACAAAGTTCTCCAATAGAGTTAAACTCATGCGCGTCCTTAACAACCTTAGATGTAAGGTTTGCCAATTTAGAGAGCTAATCATATGCCTTTAAGTCCTTATCGAACTCCAAGCCTGCTCTCATCTTTTCTTCAATAATAAGAGAAATCTTACATAGCTTAAGTGCCTGGTCTTCATTCAATGCACCGACGATGTTCTATGAACTGAGAAGACCTTGGTGTAAATTCTCCAGATACTCTAACGCCTCATCATCGTACTGTTGACCCCATTTCTGATGAAGTCTACGACGTAATCCTTCACGAACCTCTGGTAGAGCATCCTCGACTCTTTCTTCTTCTTTTAACTGTAAATAAGTCTCATTGTAGATTTTCCAATCTAATGTATCATAAGGTTTGCTTCTAAATGTGGAAATATAAACTCCGATGGCTTCCTTGCCATGTCCTTTATACATTTTCTCCCAGTGCTCTGGGATAAAAGGCACATCTGCCCACTAACAAATCTTATCAACCGTATTCCATCCATCGCCCTCAGAATATGCTTTATCAATCTGCTTAGCGAGGCAATGACGACAAATTGGGAGACTTCCTCCGTGTATTATTGAGTTAACAGCAATATATGCTCCTGTGGACTATTCTTCTCCACAGCGCTAACATTTCTTTAATGCCATTTTAACTCACCTCCTAAAAATTCTGTGGCCGCGGCCTCAGAAAATTACAGCAAAATAAGGCGCCCTATGAAAATTATAGGGTACCTTATATATACGATTTCAGCTTATACCCCCGGTGGGTACTTCTTCTTTATCATAGAAAGGAAGCCAGAGTTTTCAACTCTCTTCTCGTGGTACTTCTTAGTGGATTCCACAATCCCCTTCGCAAGTTCCTCTGGCGGCACCTTATAGAAGTTCGGGTCAGCCTTCATCTCCGTATTCGCTTTTACTAAGTCTTTTGTTAGCTTAAGGATAGCCTTACGCTTACTCTTTGGCATTTCCATATAAGTTCCGACGATAGCAGTAATATAATCATCAAAATCGTCCTCTTCCTTAATACCAAGAATATTACCAATACCGATTATATCAGTATATTGAAGTCCTCTAAAATTAGTGAGCAACTACTCACTGTATTTATCAAGACCAACTTCTTTGTCTTTCTTCTTAAACATTCTCCTTCCTCCATTAATTTTCTGGATGGCGGCACCACCCAGATTATTTCTTATTCATCTATCTCAATTCCTTATCACAAACCTTACATCTTCCAGTTAAGCCATCCGAAGCCTTTGCCTTCTTAACAAAGTTTCGAGGGTCACGTAAAAGCTCAGTCTTGCAACGAGAACATACTTTCCATGCTTTATCATAGTTACGACATAAATACTCATCATAATTTAGCTCAACTGCGTCAGCAATCAACTAACAACATTTATTCCAAATCGTGCTAATGTAATTCTCCTAATGGTAAATCCCAAGTTCATCCATTAGGTGCTTTGCAATTTCCTTATTAGGACAGCGGGACTTCTTATCCCTGACAATTAACATTTGCTACTCAGACAACTTCGCTTTATCAATATAGAAATCCAATGTCCATAGTAAATTATGTAATGGCGAATCTGGCATTTCTTCCACAAAGGCTTCTATTTCCGCATAGTGCTGAATCAATTGGTAAAGGTGGTCAGCATTTCTAAAATCAAAGAAAGGCTTACCCTTTTCTCTCATCTCTTGGACTTCCTCATCTGTATAAATCTTTGGTGCCGCGGCCTCAAAATTTTTAGCAAGTCTTGGGAACATAAACCATTTATCGTCCTTCTCCAACATAACACCTCTCGGCAAAATTGGATAGTTCATCTAATCCTCAGTTGGATGCGGGTGATATTCGGCCTTATTCTTCTACGTCAACGTAGTCGGAAAAACGGAATCCATTAAATAGTATTGCTGTTTTCTAAGAGCAATCAAATGATGGTTCATATAATAAATACGCTTGCGGTCTTCGGCAGTTTGGTCGGGTTTCTCTTTTAATGCCTTCAA